TCACTTGGCCCGTGCTGGGAATTAACGACGGCACCTACAGAGTGACGCGCATTTCCTACGGGGACCCGCTTGACAACCAGGTGCAGGTAGACGCTACCGAGGACATATTCTCCACACCGTTTGCGACCTTTTCCGATCCGATACTTAGTAGCTGGAGCCGACCGCAACTGTTTGTCGCGCCACTAGCTGCTGCCGACGCAATCGTGCAGGAGAACAACTGGCTGCTCACCTACCTGGACGAAGGAACCAGCACCTTCGGTCATCGGGGAATGTTCTTCCTGCGTAAGACCTCGGGAGCAGCTACCGAGTTCGAAATATACGTGGACGACAAGTATGGGACCGGTTCATTTCCCAATGACTTCGAGTTCGATAGCAGCGGTGTGTCCTTCATGTTGTGCGGAACCCTGCGCAATAACTTGCAGGGACCGCCCACTGATGCGCTACCGTCGCAGGGCGTTGCATCCATCGAAGTGGAGTCCCTCGACACCCTTGCGTCCCTGGTGCAGACCGTCGACTTCACCGCAGAGCAGCTCGAAGCTGGTTCTGGACTCATTTATGTGGGGGACGAAACCAGTGGGGAGTTCATTAGCTACACGCGCGCACGGCTGCCTACTGCCTCCCCAACCTTCAGCGGTCTTGAACTGGAAAAGGTGTACCGGGGCTGCTGCGACACTGTTCCCAAACAGTTCCCAGCAGGAACGCGCGTCTGGTTCCTAGCTACGGGTGGGCTGCACAACACCACGGGCACCTGGTTCGGTCCTAGCGGCTCCGCTGGGTTGCCGTCGGAAGATCCCAGCAACGATGCACGGGTACGTTTCAAAATTGCACCGCGCAGTACGACCGACTCAGTGCTGCTGACCGACAGCCCTGGTCCCCTGGTGGAACCCGACAGCGGCGAGATTGACCTGTCCCGTAGGTTGGGACGTCCCCCTGCTCCGAGCGAGTGGTACCTGAATGACGTGCGTTATCCAACCACGGTGAACGCGGATACTAACGTCGCAGCAGGTCTCACCGGGGCGTCACCGCTGCCCTATACCCCTGGGATCAAAGTGCAGGTGACACGTCGATACCGGTTTGCCACAGGAGTGCTTGCGGATGTTGAGGGCAGGTTGACCGCAAGTGGTACCACGAAATACAACCCGCAAACGGATACGCTGATAGACGAGTACCGGGTGCGCTGGTGGTTGTACGACTGGACCACCTCGCCGCTACCAAGTAGTCGAGGCGATGCAATACTGAGCGGTGAGACAGATTATGACACGTTTAACAACGACACGTTCTACATCCTGCGGTCAGACATCATTGCAGCAGCCGGGGGCGTTCCCACCACCATGCGCCTGGAAATAGACGCAGCAATTAACGACGGGAACACCACGTCACCATCAATTTACCCTGCCTACGAAAGCTGGGAGCCGATGACTTACCAGTTCGATGTCACCAGTGACGTGCAGACTGCTACGGATCTGGGAACCGTTGCATTTAACGCAGCAACATCGACGCTGGACCTGTCCGCGTTGTCACCGCAGGTTACAACAGCACGTCTCGAACTGAGCCACTCGTTGGGCGACAGCATGACGTTCAACAACCAGGAGTATCCAGGGAGCTTTTTCTTCCGGGACGCTGCAGCTTCCCCGCTGGTATGGGAACAAATCATTTCCCCATCCAAGCCGGTCACAAGCGCAACCCACCAGGACCTCGACGCATACAAGCGCTCGCAGACGTTCACGGTACCTGCTAGCGGTCAGATGGATTTCAAAGTACGTCAGTGGCAGGGGCGACCGGTCGACTTCGAAATCTATAACAACGACACGGATGAGCTGGTCGCATACGGTACGGCGAACCCGTTTAGCACACTCGGCACTGCACTGACTTGGGAAGACGAGCCTATTTACCTGGGCAAGCTGGACGGTAGGCAGGATGCAAAGAACCTCGCGGACATTGTTACTCCACCGGATGGTGTGATACTTACCCTGCCCAGCGATTGGGGCGTCGGTGAAAGTCTTACCCTGGACTTGTACAACTCAAGCACCCTGGACACCATCGACACCAACCCGACACCAAACAGTCCTCTTGACGGGGACAGTTACGGGACGGGCGTGTGGTACAACTATCGCCCCGCGCTTGGCGGCAGCAGCATGATCAAGACGCCCGTGGCAGCAAGTACGGTGACGGACATTGCGCTGCCTGCCGCGGACCCCGATACCGGTATCCAGCACAGCAATTTCCAAGCAGGGGATCAGCTGCAGTTTGCGCTCAACATTGCGCACTTGGATACCGGGATACAGGAGGACGCAAAGATACTTGCCCTGCGTCGAAGCAGTACGAACAAGGTGTTCGCGTTCGCAAACGTGGTGCAAGGGACGCAGGTTGGTCCCACCTTCGGCGCGGGCACCATTGAGCAGGGCTCCCCTGCAATCCCGCCAGGGACCAACGAGTCCCCCATACAGTTCCCCACAACGCCTTCGGGAGACGTGGGGCACCAGGCAATTCTTGTTAGCGGGTTGGCGCAGATTGTGATTGCACCAGCAACGGGTAACTTTTGGGGCGGTTCCCCGGACTTTGAAATGTGGGTTTATACCTCGACGCTCGGCTGGTACAAGGTCTATGACAAGGGCGGCCCTAGTGGGTCTACCCCTGGACGCGTAGTGACCCCGTTCTCCACCAGCGACTTGAAGATTTATTACACGGGAACAAACCTAGCCAATCGCAGCATTGACTTCTACACGTTTGCAGGGTGGCGCGACGGGCAAGGTGTATCGCAGCAGTTCATTGGGAGGGTCATCCTCAGTGGCTAAGTATTACCCCGCATATGAGACGGTCGCTAAGCATGAGGGTGGGCTGGTGGACCATCCGGACGACCCTGGTGGCATAACAAACTGGGGCGTCAGCTTGCGCTGGTTGCAGGAAGAAGGTGTCGACATCAACCTGGACGGGGTTATTGACTCGCAGGACATTATCGACATGGAACAGCACCATGCGGAGGACCTGTTCTACGAGCGGTTCTGGAAGCCCATGCAGCTTGACCAGGTGGAGGACCAAGAGGTTGCCACCAAGTGGTTCGACATGGCGGTCAACATGGGTCCAGCGCAAGCCACAAAGCTGGTGCAGCGTGCGGTAGGGGTTGACGATGACGGAAAGGTTGGTCCAGTGACTCTGAGTGCGGTAAACTGTGCTGGCAACTGCCTGCGAGGCATGCAGGAGCAGCAGTTAAAATTCTACGAGCACTTGATCGACATTAAGCCACGCCTTCAAGTGTTCCAACGGGGTTGGACGCGCCGAGCAGCTTGGCCGGACAGCCCGGAGGAACTAGGTTGGATAAGGACAAGTGGCTAGCACGTGCGGAAGTTATAGACGCGATGCGGGTTGTCCCCCGCTTACTCTTAATCGCCTACTGCACGTTTGCGTTCTATTGTGTGCAGTGGGTGCTCACCTGGTATATGGCATTACCCGCTGCCGAACGGTCCATGGAGGCCAGCGGGTTAGCAGGAGGGGTGATAACAGCGATCACCGGGTTGGGAAGCTGGTTCCTTAAAATTTACATTGAGTCGGGAAGGAAGTGGCAAGGATGACCCCAGCACGGATAGACAACATTGCCGATACAGCAACGGCAGTCTCGTTAGTTGGTGCCGGGGTGAGCATCGTTGCGGAGGTTCAGGTCTACTTGAGTGCAATAGCAGCAGCGGTCGCGATCATTGCAGGTGGTGCAGCAGCGGTGTACCACATCATAAAGATTAGGCAAGAGCTTCGAAAGGATATAGAACAGGAAGCCACCGACAAGGAGTAAGCTATGCCCTACTGTCCAAAGTGCGGCAGCGGCCGCATGAAGGATAATGCTGGGACCTCCGCGACGACAGGTAAGCAGCGCTGGCGCTGTTTGGACTGTCGTTACCGCACCGTCGACCCGGACGACAAGCCCCGCAAAGTATCCCAAATCAAAACGTCCCTGCCGCACTCGCAGCGCTACGTTGTAACCTGCGCACAGAACGCTACCCCTGTCCACCTCCCTTTCTTGCGGTCCCTGGTTAAGTATTGCCAGCTCAACGATGCGACCCTGGTGGTCATACCGCTGCGCTACCGGAACCCGACCAGCCAGTGGACCGCTGCGCAGCAGAACATGGAGAAGTGGCACGACTCGGTAGAACCGTACCTGGTCCAAGTAAGACAGGAGCTCAATTCGAACCTGGTGCTGGTGGGGGATATTAAAGTCCAGCCTACCGCCACGCTGCCTTTGACCAGTTTGGAAAGCGTTACAGGTGCACGGAGCTGCATCATTGGGCATCCCCGCCTGCAATTAAGGACCGTGGCTACACCACACCACCGGCTACCGAAAATTCTTGCCACGACCGGGGCGGTGACCATGCGCAACTACACCGACAGCAAGGCAGGGAAGCGCGGTGAGTTCCACCACACCTTCGGTGCGTGCGTAGTGGAGGTTGAGGACGAGGAAGTATTTCACCTGCGACAAATCAACGCTCTGAGCAACGGGTCATTCATCGACCTCAATTACAAGTACACGGAACAAGGCAGGGAGCACGCGCCCCCTGCTGCAGCGCTAATCATGGGGGACACGCATGTCGACTTCGTGGACCCCGATGTGGTGCGCGCTACCTTCACGGATGACGATAGCATGGTCAATGTCCTGAACCCGGAAAAGCTGGTGTGGCATGACCTGCTGGATTTCTATAGCCAGTCCCACCACCACCGGAGCAACCCGTTCCTTAAGATCGCAAAGCGCAAGGCAGGCGTCGACGAGGTACGGAACGAAGTTACCAGGTGCATTGACTTCCTGGTCAAGCACGGGGACGGTAGGGAAAACGTGGTAGTCGCCTCCAACCACAACGAGGGTCTCGAACGCTGGCTGCGGGAATGCGATTGGAGACAAGACCCGATCAACGCAGAGTTCTATCTGGAGAGCGCACTGCAGGTTGCGCGCAGCGTGCGCATGACTAACAACGGCACGTCCCAAGTCGACCCGCTGCACTATTGGATGCGCAAAGCTACAGGCAACCGTCGGGACATTAAGTACCTCAACCGCGACGAGAGCTTCACCGTGCGCGGTATCGAGTGCAGCTTCCACGGGGACATGGGACCGAATGGTGCGCGGGGCAGCGTAATTAACTTTCGACGGATAGGTGTCAAGTCCGTCATTGGGCACAGCCACTCCCCTGCAATTGAGGAGGGCTGCTACCAGGTGGGCACCAGCAGCAGGTTGAAGCTGGAGTACAATACTGGTCCCAGCAGCTGGCTCAACACGCACTGCGTGATCTACGCAAACGGGAAGCGTTCCCTGCTGTCGGTAATTAACGGGAGGTGGCGATGCGACTAATAGGAATCTGCGGTCGTGCAGGGTGTGGCAAGGACACGCTCGCTGCGGCACTGTGCAATCAGCTTGGATATATACGCTACGCTCTTGCCTTCCCGATTAAGTGCGCGATCAATGCGCTGCTTGACCAGGACATTGATTGGGACGACCGTGCGGTAAAGGAAGCGCCGACGGTGCTGGGACCCTCCCCTCGCGAGCTAGCGCAAACCCTGGGGACCGAGTGGGGTCGCAACTATGTGCGGGAGGACGTGTGGCTGGTGCTTGCTGGCATGCACTACACGAAGCACCGCAAGCCGATGATCATTTCCGACGTGCGGTTCGACAATGAAGCTCGCTGGGTGCGCGAACGCAATGGTATCATTATCCGCATTCACCGGGACGAGGTGGATAGCATTGCGCCCCATGTTAGCGAGCTCGGTATTAGCGACGAGCTGGTGGACCTGGAAGTTAGTAACAATGGCACAGTGGACCACCTGGTAGAAACAGTGGTGTCCGCCTTGCACGTGTATGCTAAGAGCGCTCGCTATAAAGCGGCGTGGGCCGAGATCGAGTTCCCTGCTAGGCAAGCATGAGGAGTGTAAAATGTTCCCCCTTCTAACGCAGTGCTTCACAGGCAAATACAAGCTCGCGCTTATGGCCGGTTCCCTGGTGCTGGTGTTCGCCGCTGGGTTCAAAACCGCCAGCAGCTTTGCAGCGGCCGAACAGCTGAAACATCAGAAGCAAGTGCAACAGCAATTATCCGAACAGCGGAACACGCTTCTGCAGGAGTTCCTGGCGCAACGGCAACGGGACAGTTTAGAGCGCGCCACCCTGGTCGCAGACTTGGAAGCACTGCGTACCAGGGAGCGTGACTTGCTTGCGGAAGTTGAGGACCTGCAGCTTACCCCGAAGGAAGTGCGGGTGGAGCGCATTGTGAAAACGATACCGGGAGAGTGCGGTGAAACGAATGTGGTGGTTGCCAATCCTATTGGTGACAATTTTGTCCGCTTGTGGAACGCCAGTGCAAGTGGTGAGCCCTTCGCAGGACATACCGACGCGGGAGAAACCGGTTGAGGCGATGTCCCCGTGCAGGGACCTGCCCCACCTGGACCCAGCGGTAACGGAAATGAGTGCCGAGGACGCGTTGCGTGAAGTGCTCGGAAATAAAGTTATGGCTGACGCAGTGTACTTTGACTGCAAGCGCAAGCACGCGCGGCTGGTCAAATACCTGCAAGACTAGGTTCCGCCGGGGCAGTGCGGGTGTGGCTTCGCGCATGTAAGTCCTCGGTGGAGCCACCACCGAGAAGGAGCAGTTATGTACGTCAGACACGAGCGGAATGGAACGGTGCGCGTGTGCCCACCGTCGCAGGAGTCCATCGACTCTGTGGTGCACCTGGGGTTGCCGGCGCTCGAAGCGCACGGTGGCGTGCTGGTGCTGGAAGCTCCCGTGACCGCGGACTACAACGCTGGTCGACAGGTTACTTTTGAACAGTTAGCCCGTGCAGGTTTAATCACCTTGGATAACGCAGGGGACGAGCTGGAACCTGAGGCGGATTACGTCCTGGAAGCACGTTTGGAATTCGAAGACGAATACGGGGCAAAGTATGGGTGAAAAATAAATTTGTAAAAAGTGTTGACACCTGAACCGTTTTCTCCTAACCTATGCTCACTGTTAAGCAAAACACCCACCAGAAAGGAAGAAAGAGATGACCATGATTTACCGCTACAACGAAGATGACCCGCAGCACCAGGTGCTGTTCCGCGCGTTTATTAGCGCACTTGCGGACCGCGGAATTCATTTTACGGACGAGCAGATGAAGCAGTGGAAGGAGCGCTCCTACCGCAACCTGCTGGACTTTGCAGAAGCACCCAGGCACGGTGGCAAGTACCAGGGGGACGTTCGAGTGTCCTTTGGTTGGCACAGCGATACCAACCCGCTGCGCGTGCAGATCGTTTCACCCCGCTTGCGCAACGTGGTTGCGGGTCGCAAGAAACTTTTCCGCAAGCCGGAAAGCGCTGCGGAAGCTGTGTGGGAGTTGTGCTCGCCGAAGAACAGCGACGAGATAGCACTCGAACAAGCGCAGGAAGCGCTCAATGTAAAAAGCAGGAGCAAGTGGGAAGCGGAAAGCAAGTTCCGCAGGACGCTTGCTGAGTTCGTGGGGAAGAGCAGCGACGAAAGCATGACCCTGCTTGCTTGCTTGGAACGCATGGGCGACCTGGACCCGGAGCAAGCGCAGTGGCAGCTCCGTGAGCTGAAGGAACTGCGCAAGCAGGTGGAGGACGCACGTGCTGCTGAAACGCAGGAGCGGAAAGCACTGCTGGCGCTGCAGCTGGCGCTTGGAAAATAAGTTTTCTCCGTGGTGGTGTTTAGGGGTCCTTCGGGACCCCTTTTTTTATTTATTAAACACGATGGCATGGCAGCTAAAATAAAATCCAAAAATTTAAGAGCGACTTATTATTGTGCGATTGTGTCATAAGTTATTGATGTCTACTGAGCAGCCCTCCAACGACCCTGCGGTTTTCGAAAAACATTAAATCGATTAGTAGTGCCTTCTGTCGTCGTGTTTATATATGGGTTGCAAACAGGTCCGCACCTGGTACCCTGCAACCTCCGAGAAAGGAAGAACAACATGAGCGTCATTAGACCGATCGAAAAGCAGAGATACACCTGGAAGACGAAACCGTTTGCACACCAGCAAACCGCTTTCGATATAAGCGCGGACGCGGAGGACTTCGCGTTGCTCTGCGACATGGGTACAGGGAAGACCAAGATCGCCCTGGACACGGCAGCGCACGCGTACCAGCGGGGACGTATTAAGCTGCTGCTTGTCATAGCCCCTAACGGTGTGCACGAGAACTGGATCACCAGGGAGGTTCCTGCGCACCTACCGGACTGGACGGATGCGGTTGCGGCTACCTGGTACTCACAACCGCTAGCGCGGCAGCGCAAAGCATTCGAGGAAGTGTGGTCCCCCAGCAAGAAAGGGCTGCGGGTTATCGCAATGAACGTGGAAGCGTTCGGTGCAACCAAGAAAGCGGAAACGGTAGCCAGCAAGCTGCTTAACGCGTTCCCGACTATGCTGGTGGTGGATGAAAGCACGCGCATCAAAACACCAGGAGCAAAGTGCACGAAGGTGATCACCAAGCTGGGGAAGCACGCGGTCATGCGGCGCATTCTTACAGGGACACCGGTTACGAACTCCCCGCTGGACCTGTACGCGCAGTTCCGCTTCCTGGGGGAGGACTACCTGGGGTTCAGCAATTACTATTCCTTCAAACATCACTTTGCAGAATGGCGCAAGGATCGGAACTACCGCACAGGACGGGATTACGAAGTGCTGGTGGGGTACCGCAACATGGACGAGCTGCTGGAACTGATTGACCGCATCTCCCTGCGCATACGCAAGTCCGACTGCTTGGACCTGCCGGAAAAGCAGTATGTCCGGCGCACGTTTGCGTTACCGGATGACATGCGAAAGCTGTACCAGCATTTCAGAAAGGAGTCGATCGCTAACCTGCAAACCTTACAGCGGGAAGGCACGCTGACCGCTAACAACGTGCTCACACGCATGCTGCGCTTACAGCAGATCACCAGCGGGTTCACAATGGCAAGCACGGATGGTGGCGAGTACGGGGAAGGGACCGAGCAACTAGTTGAGCTGAAGGAACCCCGATGGAACCCGCGGCTGCAAGCGTACCTTAACGTCATAGAAGAAATGAGCGGCAAGGTAATCACGTGGGCACGGTTCAAGTACGACTTGAACCTGGTAGCTCGGGAGCTGCGCAAGCGGTACGGTGACCGCGCTGTGGTGGAATACCACGGAAGCGTCAGCAAGGAAGACCGCGCTGAAGCTGTGGACCGGTTCCAGGACGACGACGAGTGCAGGTTCTTTGTAGGGCAACCGCATGCAGGGGGCTACGGTCTAACGCTCACCGCTGCTTCCGCAGTGGTTTACTACAGCAACGACTTCTCCCTGGAGACAAGGTTGCAGAGCGAGGATCGGGCGCATAGAATTGGTCAGACGGGTTCGGTGCTATACGTGGACCTGGAGTGCCCGGGTACGGTTGACAGTCGAATAGTAAAAGCGCTCCGCAGTAAGAAAAACCTTGCGGACCTTATTACCCGGGATCCCCCGTCCGAATGGCTATGAAAGGGAGAACTTGATGCCGACGGTTTATGTGGTACAGGAAGCGGTGCGGAGAGACCCTCGCACGGGTGGTTGGCAGGCGGTGTACGACATTACACCTGCTACCGTGTACGGGGAGCTGGAGGTGCTGTTACCGCGGCACCAGATACCAGTTATGACGCAGCCCATGATTGCGGAGTTGCGTCATAAGCTGCGCAATTTCAAAGACGATGACTACCTGCTAGCAATGGGCGACCCCGTTGCAATAGCAGCAGCGGCAGCGGTTGCGTCCGACCTCAACAATGGTAGGTTTAAGATGCTCCGCTGGGATAGGCAGACCCGACAGTACGTGGAGTTCGCGGTCGACATGAAAGGGAGAGCAGTATGAGTGTAAATTGGGAAGCGGAAGCACAAGCAGCCGCGGGACCTACGGACGAGCAACTGCAGCAGATTGCAAACCTTGCCCAGTCCCAGGTGGAAGCGGAAGCGCTGGTGGAGTACCGCAAGCAGCAGCTAAAAGAAGCGGAGGAGTCCCTGCGCAACATTAGCGAGGAACGGTTACCGGATGCGATTGCAGCGTGCGGGTTGGAGTCGTTCACCCTGCAGGACGGAACAAAGATTTCTGTCCGGTCTGAGGTGTATGCAAACATCTCGAAAGCCAATTGGGCAGCAGCGGAGACCTGGTTGCGGGAGCATGGGCATGCGCCGATCATCCGCAGCGAGTTCAAGGTAGCGTTCGGTGCGGACGAGGATGATGCTGCCGACAAGTTTCAGCACGAGCTTGACACGGAGGGCGTGGAAGCTACCCGGCGCAAGTTCGTGCATCACAGTACCCTGCGCGCGTTCGTTGCGGAGGAGCTCAAAAAGGGTTCCGGGATACCGACGGACGTGTTCGGTGTGTTCGAGAAGCGTGTTTCGAAAGTAGAGAGGAAGAAGTGATGGGAAAAGCAGTAGCGAAGGGGAGTGCAAAGCTCCCCGCAAACGTAGCCGACTTTGAACAGTTCGAAGACGGTGGATTCGACCAAGCTGATGCCGACGCGTATGCAATCCCGTTCCTGAGCATCCTGCAGAGCGGTTCGCCGCAGTGCAAGCGCTCGGACGGTGCGTACATTGAAGGCGCGCAGGAAGGCATGCTGCACGAAACAGTGGAGGACAAAGCATTCGACGCTGCGGACGGTGTGGAGTGCATCCCGGTATGGTATCGACGTGCCTATGTGGAGTGGGGCTTGAGGGAAAAGGGCGGCGGCTACGTCGCTGAGCATCCCGCGGACACCCACCTAGCTGAGCAGACTACGCGCGACGAAAACATGCGCGACATATTGCCCAGCGGTAACCAGCTCGTGGACACGCGGTATCACTACGCACTGGTGAAGCTGGACGGTGAGTGGCGCCCCGTGGTCATTGGTATGTCGTCCTCGCAGATCAAGCGCTCGCGCAAGTGGATGACGACCATGCAGCGGATCAAGTACCCGCGCAGCAATGGGGAGGGAATGTTCACCCCGCCCATGTTCTCGCAGGTGTACACGTTGCACACGGTGCCCGAGAGCAATGAGAAGGGCTCCTGGTTCAGCTGGTCCGTTAAGCACCAGGGAGCCGTGGAGGACCCCGAGGTTGTGGAGGAAGCAAAGAACTTCCTGAAGCTGCTCAAAGCTGGTGCGGTGCGGGAGGCGACCGAAACGCTGAACCCGCAAGGCTCCGACGAGGACGGTGACACGGAATTCTAGTTGCTGGAGCGGGTGCGGTCGGTCGGTGTTCCGAAGCCACAACTGCCCCACCGTGGTCCGTCCGTACCCGCTCCCCTTTTAAGGGGCACACATGGCTAACGAAAAAACAGCGGACGACGTTGCACAAGCAATGTTCGAACTGTTTGACGGGTTAAAGCGCGCACATGGTATCTACCAGCTAACTGACATTGAAACCGATGCGGGAAAGCGCGTCGGGAAAGCAATCACGGTGAAGGAAGACATCACCGTGGACAAGTTCAAGCGCCACCTTACCGACGAGCACTGGATGCTGGGCGTGATCCCCGTGCGGGATGACGCGATGTGCAAGTTTGGGGTTATTGACGTGGACCAGTACCAGGGTCTTGACCATAAAGCGGTGCTCAAAAAGGTGTGCGATTATCAGCTTCCCCTGGTAGCTACAAAAAGCAAGTCGGGGGGCATGCACCTGTACACGTTCTTCAAGGAACCGGTATCCGCTCCCCTGGTGCGCAAGAAGCTGAAGCAGTGGGGGGACGCCCTGGGGTTTACTGGTGTGGAGGTGTTCCCCAAACAGGACGAGCTGTCCCATGACAGCGTGGGCAACTGGATCAACCTACCGTATGGCGCGCACTTCGCTACCAAGTACGGGAGCGACCGGTTCGGGTACGACGACAAGGGCAACCCGATAGCGCACCCTGCGGACTGGATCAAGTACGCGGACAAGCGCAAGGTCAGCAAAGCAGCATTCGCTAAGATTGACCCGCCGGATATCGAGTACCCGTTTGCGGACGGTCCTCCCTGCTTGCAGCAGCTCTGCACTGCAGGTATCCCGAAGGGCGGTCGTAACAATGCGCTCTACCAGATGGCGGTGTACGCGCGGGAAAAGTTTGGGGACGCGCAAGACTGGATCACTAAGGTGTATGAGATGAACCGGACCCACATGGACCCACCATTGAAGGAGTCCGAGGTTCAGGTAATCACAAAGTCCGTCTCCGCGAAAGGGTATTACTACAAGTGCAAGGATGAGCCCATGGCAGCGGTGTGCAAGCGTCACGTGTGCTTGCAGCGCACCTACGGCATCGGCGAGGGTGGCGGGGAGTCCGTTGTGGAGTTTGGTTCCATCCAGAAGATGCTGGTGCTGGACCCGGACGGGCAACCTACTGACGACCCTCCCCGGTATTTCTGGACGCTGAATGGGAAGGTGGTCGGGTTCGATATGGCGGAGCTGCAGTCGCAAGCACGGTTCGCTGTGCGCGTTGCGGAGAAGATTGACAAGCTGCCCCCGCGCATGCGGGAAGCGGACTGGCGCGCATTGATCAATGACGCGCTTGCAAAGCTGGACACCGTGCACGCACCGTTCGAGAGCGGTGCCTATGGGCAGTTCATGTCCTACCTGTACCAGTTCATTGAGGAGTACGGGGAAGCGCAGGAGCTCCACCAGCTATTCGAAGGGTGGGCGTTCATAGACGCAGCAAACGAGCGCGCGTATTTTAGGTGGCACGACCTGCGCGAGTACCTGGACCGAAAGCGGTTCACGGTGCTATCGCAGAAGCACATGTGGAGCACCATGCGCAGGTACGCGAGCGCTGTTAGCAAGGAGAGCACCGTGCACAACAGGTCGCTTAGATACTGGTCCGTGGAGTACCGCCCACAGAAAGGGGACGAGCTGGAAACCAGCATTAAGGACCAGGAGTTTTGACCCAGCGTGTCAAACTAATTTTTGGTCCACCTGGTACGGGCAAGACCACAACCCTGCTGAACCTGGTTTCCGACGCACTGGACGCGGGTACGCAGCCCGAAGAGATAGCGTTCGTGTCGTTTACGAATGCAGCGGCGGACGAGGCACGGGACCGCGCTGTTCAGCAGTTCAACCTTCACCCGGACAGGTTCAAATACTTCCGCACTATCCACTCCCTTGCGTTGCGTCAGCTGGGGCTGGGTCGAAAGGATGTAATGAGCGGTAACAATTGGGCTGAGCTGGGGGACCTGCTCAACCTGCAGTTCAGCGGCCATTATGGTCTGGAGCTTCGCTACGCTGGGGGCGCACGGGACGGGGACCAGATACTGTTCCACATGGGGTTATGCCGAGCGCAGATGCGGGACCCCGTAACAACCCCGTTCACTGAGATACGACCGGGCAGGAAGCTGCTGGAAATGCCGCGCGAGGTGTACAGCAAGATCGTCCGCACCATTGACGACTACAAGCGCGAGTACAACCTGGTCGACTTCACGGACATGCTGTCCCGCGCATTAACCT